GTCTACGCGGACCGCCCCACGGGGGACAAGGTCTACCGCGCCGACCCATACAGTGTACAGGTCAACTCCGGGAACGTCCTCCTGCTGAGGGGGGATTGGAATAGGGACTTTATTGAGGAACACCGTTTCTTCCCCTTTAGCACGCACAAGGATCAGGTGGACGCGGCCGCAGGGGCCTTCGCCAAGTTAACGAGCAAGAAAAAGCGAGTGGGTACATTCTAATGACGAGACGAGTGACGGATTTATCGGCAGAGAGGCGGCGGAAGTTGACCAGGGAATTGTTCAAGATCGCCTCGGTCATTTCCAAACGGTCGGACCTCGCGGGTCGTATGAGGACTATGAAGCGTGTTACTCCAGGCAGGACATCGCCTCGACCATCGTGGACATCCCCGCGGAGGGGAGTTGGGAACTGGAGCCGGTCATTACGGACAGCGTAGACCCGGGGCAGAGCGCCTTCGACAAAGCGTGGGTGGAGTTGAATTCTCGCGTTGGCGTTATCCAAACCCTGGTCAAGGCGGACAAGCTCGCGGGCATCGGTTGTTATGGGGTGGTCTTGTTGGGATTCTCGGACGGGGCGGAATTGAGCCAATCGATTACACTCAACAAGAATAACGACCTGCTCTTCTTGCGGCCTGTGAGCGAAGGCGATGCCATAATAAAGAAACTGGAGACGGACACAACCGATCCCCGCTATGGGCTGCCCCTTTACTACGAGATCAACCTCGGGGGCAGTACGACCAAGAGCACCAACGTGAGGGTCCACTGGTCACGGGTGATCCATATTGCGGAGGGGGCCCTGAAGGATGAGATCTACGGAACGCCACGGTTGAAGAAGGTCCTGAATCGTCTACTGGACCTGGAACGGGTCGCGGGTGGCTCCAGTGAGATGTTCTGGCAGGGGGCGTTCCCTGGGTTCGGGATCATCGCGGATGCCGATGCCGAGTTCGACTCCGATGCCAAGGAAGACATCGAGGACGAACTCGAAGAATACGTCCACGGCCTCAAGCGTTACCTCAAGCTCCAGGGGGTCAAGCTGGAGAGCCTCACCCCTCAGGTCGAGTCCCCGAAGGACCACGTGGACATTCAATTGACCCTCATCGCGGCCGCCACGCGAATCCCGAAACGGATATTGATAGGGAGCGAGAGGGGGGAGTTGGCTTCCTCCCAGGATGAACGCGCATGGGCCCGTTACAAGGACCTGAGGAGACGCAAATTCGTGGAACCCCGCATTCTGCGGCCCTTTATTGATCGATGTATTGAGGCGGGGGTGCTTCCCGAGCCCGAGGGCGGGGAGTACCGCGTGGAATGGCCGGAGATAATGGTGTTGACCGAGGAGGACAGGGCGAAGATCGGGGAAAAGAAGGCCAACGCCCTCGCCAAGTACGCCTCCGCGCCCGGGGCGGATATGGTACGATGATCAAATAACCGCCATTATGGAAGAGCTTGAGGGGCAGTTGAAAGAAGAAGAGGAGGTCCCGGAAGAGTAATGGAAGCTCTGGCTCACATACACAACCACGGAACCGCCGGGAGCATGTCCTTTAACAGCGTCCTCCGCCAGGACCCCACTCGCACCACTCAACTCCGTGCCCAGTTCGTGGCGGACGTGAACCGCAGGTTCCGCACCCTCCAGAAGCTCATCCGCCTGGTAGTCGGGGAGCGGGATTGTTTCGGGCTAGGGAACATGAGGGCCCTGGCTCTGGACCCGCAGGAGGCCGCCCGTCTAGTACAAACGAGGGCCTTCGCCTTCGGCACCTCACGGGAGAAGGTCGAGAGGTTCATGTCTTGGCTCCAGGAGCAGGAGAAGTTAGGGATTCTCGAAGTGATCACCCGCCCCGGCACCCGCCCCGGAGTGGAGGAGGCTTGGACGGATAAATACATCCAGACCGCTTACCAGAAGGGCATCATCCGCGCGAGGAAAGAACTGGAGAAGGCGGGCTACACAGTGGGTCCGGCGGAGGTGGAAGGCCTGCCCGGGAGGATTTCCGGGGCCTTCCTACAACCAGTCCACGCGGACAAGGTCGGGATGTTGTTCTCCCGTACCTTTTCGGAGCTGAAGGGGATCACGGCGGCGATGGATCAGTCGATTTCCCGCATCCTCGCTACTGGTATAGCCGAGGGGCGCAATCCCATGGAGTTGGCCCGGGATCTTAACGCGCAGGTCAAGAAAATTGGGATAAACCGGGCGCGTACCATGGCGAGGACGGAAGTGATCCGCGCCCATCACGTGGCCACTGTCCAAGAGTACCGCCTCGCGGGCCTCGAAGGGGTGCAGGTAAGGGCCGAGTGGGCGACGGCGGGTTACGATGTATGTCCGATATGCGAAGCGCTGGAGGGGAAGGTGTTTTCGTTGGATGAAATCGAGGGGATGATCCCAGCGCACCCAAACTGCCGATGTGTTGCCCTTCCCCTAACTAGACATACGCCGAGAGAGAAAGAGGGGCAGGCCAAAGCCCCGGTCCCTGCGTGGAAGAAAGACCCGGTGGCTAAGATGATGCAGAAGGATTCCCACGCTCGGGAGTATTATGGGTACAAAAGGCAGTACAAGAAAGAACTGAAGAAGTTGAAGGAAGAATGGGCGGCCCAAGGGAAACATCCTTCGAATCTACCCTATCAGTTCAAGGAGTTCGTCCTGAAGGATGAAGATTTGGTAAAATGCTTCAAGATGGTCGAAGACTGGCAACGGTCTACCCATCACGATGTTCCTATGGCGTTTAAATTGAGAGCGGAACGAATAGAGAAGGATGTGGGGGAGACCCTCTTCCGTTTCGCTTCTGAATCTAGTAAGGAAGCCCTGATGGAGAGGCTAGACGATCTTATGCCCGAGACAGCGTATCTGAAGTTCCGTGCCCTGAATCAAGCCTATATGGAAATGATTGGTCTCAAAAGAGCAACTCTCTATCGGGGCACGGATGGGCGGACAGGGGAAAGAATTCGCGAAGCCCTCTTAGGGGCCCGTCGGCGGACACGGTGGAAGATGAAAGACAATTCTCTTGCTGGATATACCTCAAGGGAGCAGATGGCGAGGGAATTCGGTAGTGGGATGGATGGCGTGGACATTCGTCGCGTGTTTCCGAGAAAGGACATAGTGGTTCATAAGGATTTCGTATCGGGATTGACCAGAGGTTATGTGGACGAGGAAGAGTGGATTGTTAAAGGGGTGTCGAATAAATACGTGTCTTTGAAGGATATGCGATTCCTTCGAGGGGATGGAACCAAGAAGCGATTCGGAGAAATACTATGATGATACCAGTTAACGCCGTTCAAAAAGACAGTAATGGGGAGGTGGTCTTCCACCTTGCGGCCGACGTCGCCAACGATGATTGGATTCGATCTGCGAGGCGGCTCCGTGAAGGTAAGGACATCGATGAATCTCCTATGTATGAGGATGTTCCGGAGGGGTAACGCACAATGCCTATACCGAGACCAAGATCAGGGGAAGCCAAGGACGAGTTCATCTCTCGTTGTATGTCCAACGCGACGATGGTGGACGAGTACGGGCAGGATCAACGGTACGCCATCTGTAACCAGGCATGGGAAAACCGCCGTTCCGTCTCTTCCAGTATGAAAATCATCCCGACCGCCCATGCCAACGTGAAGACCCGGATGGAGTCCCTCGATGGTCGCCCCCACGTTGTCGCCCCTATGGTGGCGATGGTGGAGGGGGTCCACTGCGGATCCAAGGGCTGCGATTTGTACCTCAAGGAGGAGTTAGGCAAGTTCGTCGAGGCGTGGAATGGGGTGCCTATCCCCGTGATGCACCCACAGAGGGGGGACGAGTACATCTCCGCCAACATCCCCGAGGTGCTAGAGACACAGGTGGTCGGCCGTTTCTTCAATGCCCGTTTCGAGGAAGGCAAACTCAAGGGCGAGGCATGGATAGACATCGAGAAGGCCAAGGCAATCTATCCCGATCTGTTGACGATGCTAAACTCCTCAGCGGCCCGCCTGGAGGTGTCTACGGGGCTGTGGTCCGATGATGAGATAGTGGCGGGGGAATGGAACGGGGAGCATTATGAGGCGATAGTAAGGAATATCCGTCCTGACCACATTGCCCTTTTACCGGGGGCGGAAGGGGCGTGTAGTTGGGAGGACGGATGCGGGGTCAGGGCAAATCAGGACAAGAAAGGAGGGGAAGGCATGAATGTAGATGAAGTGGTTGGTGAATTGGAAAATAAGGCCGGGGGCAAGGGGAAGATCCGAGAATTCTTCGGGATCCTAGCCAAGAAATTAGGATTCCGCGCCCAGGAGCTTTCTCATGACGAGATCCGGTCCAAGCTCCAAGAGGAGGTAGACAAGTTGGATGTGCCCCCGTCCGAATCCCCATCTATTCTCCATTACGTGGTGGACGTGTTCGACGATTATTTCGTGTACGAGAAGAGGCAGAGTGATGGGGATTCGGAACTATACAAACAGGAGTTCGAGGTACAGGAGGATGGATCGGTCGCGCTCAAGGGTCAGCCCGAGAAGGTGATGAAGAACGTCGAGTATGTCCGAGCGCAAGGCAAGGTAGTGGCGAACTTTGACAAGAAACCGAAAACTGGACAAGGAGGAGAACAATGGCCGAGGAGAAGAAGGACGATGCGGACCCGGCGACCAAGCCCAAGGACGAGCCCAAGGACGATCCTACGGCTAATCAGCAGCAGGCCACGGGCGACGGCGGGGACTCGGCTACCGGGGACGCCGAACCCAAGGACAAGAAGCCCCTGGACGTTAACCAGTTCCTGGAGACGGTCCCGGCGGAATTCCGTGAGGTTCTCGAATCGGGGGTCAAGATGCACCGGGAGAGAAAAGAATCCTTGGTCAAAGCCATCCTGGCCAACGAACGGAACAAGTTCACTCAGGAGTACCTCCAGGAGCGCTCCATCGATGAGCTTGAGGCCCTCGCGGCCCTCGACCCCCGAACGATGGGACCAAGGCCAACGTCCGCAGGAATGATGGAACGGGTGTCCCGGAGATGCCCAAGATGTTTGCACAGGACAACAAGTAGACTCAACCCGAGAGAAAGAGAGAAGGAGGTAACTAAACATGGCTTTCAGGACTATTGTATTGAAAGGTGATCCGATCAGGAAAGAGGCCAAGGCCGGTGGCACCATTACCCCTGGGCACCTCTTGTATTACAGCGCGGCGGACACGGTAAAGGTCCATGCCAGTTCGGGCCAGCCCACAGGGGCTATGTTCGCCATCGAGAATTCCCTGGAAGGTGGCGAAATCGGGGACGATTACTCCACCGGGGACCGCGTCCAGTACGTCCACGCGAGGCCGGGCGATGAGATCTACGCTTGGCTCAAGGACGGTGAGAATGTGTCCGTTGGGGACTATCTCCAGAGCGGGGGCAACGGGGACTTGATCAAGTACGTGGCCTCCTCGGCTGGTAAGATAGAGTACCCGAACAGCATCGTAGCCGTGGCGTTGGAGGCGGTGAATCTGTCGGCTTCCTCGAACACGACCCACGGAAGGATCAAGATTGCAGTAGTGTAGTCGTGGTAACGAATAACTGAATCTCATATATGTGGAAAAGGAGGAATGAGAATGGATTATTTTATTGAAGGCAAAGCTCATGGCCCTGTGGCCCATAGGCTTCTTGCGAATGGAATGAACGTGAATGCCTTGCGGACCAACGACACCTTACTCTATGATGAGTGGAAGCAGATCGACAACGCCGTTGTCAAGGCCGCTCTCCGCCGCGCGGTAGGTGTCGCGGATCTCCAGGCCGCTGGTTTGACTTATGGCGGGTTCAACGGGATGGCGAAGACCGTCCTCGGGTATCAGGATGCGAGCGATATCTCCGACGCCAACATGAATATGGACGGCGTCACCGAGGGGGATCGTGATCGGATGGAATTCGATATCCATTACCTCCCGTTGCCCATTATCCATAAGGATTTCTCTTTCAGCATTCGGGAGATCAACGAGAGCCGCAACGGGTCCATGCCTCTGGACACCAGTATGGCGGAGATGGCAGCGACCAAGGTGATCGAGAAGGTAGAGAGCATCATCTTCGCTGGGGCCAGTTCGTACAAGTTTGGCGGCGGGACCCTCTACGGCCTGTCCGATTACACCAACGTGAACTCGGTTTCCCTGTCGACCAATTGGGACGCGAGCGCCAAGACCGGGGCGGATATCGTCGATGATGTTCGGTCCATGAAACAGGCGTCGATCAACGACCGTTTCTTCGGTCCCTGGAACCTGTACGTGCCCACGGCTTACGAGACGGTACTGGATGATGACTATGCTAGCGGCTATCCCAAGACCATCCGGCAGAGGATCCTGGAGATCGACGGTATCCAGTCGGTTAAGGTTTCCGATTTCTTGGCGGCCAATACCGTGATCTTGGTCCAGATGACCCCGGACGTGATCCGCCTTGTTGAAGGTCTGCCCATCACCACGGTTCAGTGGGACACCGAGGGCGGAATGAAGGTGCGGTTCAAGGTCATGGCCATCATGGTCCCGCAGATCCGGGCTGCCCAGGATGGCAAGTGCGGCGTCGTGAAATTGGCTTAGTGTTCAAGGCCTTTGTCCTAACCAAGGAAGGAGGTTTTCGCAATGCCTACTTGGAGAGTGAAGAGTGGTAAGTATTACAGGCGAGGAGAGGTAGATGGACAAACTCAGTTAATATGCCATCGTCCTGGGGACACCTTCGAGGCGGAAGAGTGGGAAGTGAAAGGGGTGTTGTCTCAGTTAGAAATGGTAACGCGGGACTGGTTCGAGGTGATAAACCCGGCCACTGGAGAGCCCATTAACGATAGGCCATTGACTGAGGAGGAAGCCGATGCCCTCATTAACAAAGAAGCCGGTGAGGAGAACACGGCGGAAGACCAAGGCTCGGAGGACCCGGACCCAGGGCAGGACGAATAGATGGCACCCTCCGAGAATGTGGCCGGGACGCACTGTGTTTATCCTCGGGGGTGGACCGAG